TTGTGAAGGCAACGAAGGGCGGCCTGTCAACGTCGGTCGCCTTCACTGAGCGCATTGCGGGCAGTGGTGGCGCCCAGTGGACTGACCTGGTTGACCTCGACTGGACAACCGTGGCAGATGCCAGCGCCCTGAGCAACGGCAGCAACACCATCACGGTCTCGAGCAAGAGCGTGCAGGCTGATGTGTCGACCTATAGTGGGGCGAACGGCACAGTCACCCCGAGCAACGGCAACGGCTTAGTCTTTGATGGGGGCACCGACACATCGGGCACCGTCACCCTCTCGGTAGACCTTGACCCGCTTCTGTCTTCGTACACTGTCGAAGACGTGAGGACGTACCAATACGCGGTACACATCGTCATCACAAACCTCGTGTACACCAGCGCAAACAACAGTTCAGTTTTTGCAGGGTTGAACCGAGGCACAACGACGACGCACAACAGCGGCATCGCTCGGATGATCTACGTCGAGGACGCGAACAACTCAGCAGACGAACGTACCCGCGTCCGGCGCAACACAAGCGCGTCTAGTATTCAGGCGACCACAGCAATAAAGACGAGCCGGGTGTTCACCCTCATTCTGACTGCTGGAGAAATTGTGGAGGTGATGGACACAGCTGGCACAACACCGCCCACCCCTGCCCCGGCAGCTGCGGGGACTTTTATGGTTGGTTCGGACAGTGTTGGACTGGCCCAGGCTGCCCCCGACTATCAAGCCAACGGTCTGCGCTGCTTCGTCAGCGCCGGCGACGCGTCCGACTTCACTCTCACCCGAATCCTTGTGCAGAGGTTGCAATGAGCGACACTTCTCTCATCGTCGTCGAGGTGGCGTATGACCCCGAGGACAACCCTGTCGTCCATGTCGACGGTTGGAGCCCTCTACAGGTGCCACTCATGCAGACCGTTGCGGCCCAGGGCCTCGACACCTATATGATCACAAGCGCCGTCAGCTGGGACACGGTGGACAGCATCAAGGCCATCATCAAGGAGCGCATCGACTCGGGCAGCTCAAGCCCGGTGCTCAAGTCGCACCTCGATGACCTCGGAATCACGGCAGCGGTGCAGGCCTGGGCGGCGGGCTGATGCCGGTGCGGCGCATCAGGAAGGGCGAGCCGGGCTTCGGGCGCAAGAAGTTCGTTGCCACGGGCACCCACGAAGGGAAGAAATACACCGTGCGCTTCGGTGACCCTGACATGGAAATCAAGCGCGACAACCCGAAGAAGCGCAAGGCCTTCCGCGACCGCCACAACTGCGACGACCCAGGCCCACCGAACAAAGCCCGCTTTCACAGCTGCAAGATGTGGAGCAAGAAGGCCGTCAGCAAGATTGCGAAGTAAACCATGAGCTACCGCTACTCATCCCGCAGCCTTGAGCGGCTGAACACCGCCCACCCTGACCTGGTGCTGTTGTTTACCGAGGCGCTTGCCTCCCCTGACTGCCCCGAGGACATCACCATCCTCGAAGGCTACCGCAACCAAGCAAGGCAGAACCAGCTTTACGAGGAAGGCAAGAGCCAGCTCAAGTACCCGCGGAGCTACCACAACAAGATTCCCAGCATGGCAGTGGACGCAGCGCCCTACGTGGGCGGCATCTCATGGGACTGGAAGTACTACTATCCGCTGGCAGACCACATCAAGGCAACGTGGAACCGACTGCAGAAGGCCGGCCAAGTCAGCAAAGAGCTGCGCCTTGAATGGGGCGGTGACTGGTCGAGCTTCAAGGACGGGCCACACTGGCAGCTTGTGAGGGCGTAGCCATGGCAGATGACGCATGCACGAAGAAAGTCAAGCGGCAGTACAAGGTGTGGCCGTCTGCCCGAGCCTCTCAGGCCGTCGCCAAGTGCCGCAAAGGCAAGGGGCAGGTACGGAAGACGAAGAAGGGCGCGAGCCTGCGACGGTGGGCCAAGGAAAAGTGGGTCGACAAGAAGACCGGCAAGCCTTGCGGACACTCGGGCGACAGCAAGAGCCAGTACTGCCGACCGAGCAAGGTCGTCTCGAAGAAGAAGACCCCCTCGACCCGTGCTACAAAGAAGGAGGTGCAAGATGCCCTCTTTCGCAAGCGAGCCGGAAAGCGCGCAAAGAGCAAGCCAACACCTCGGAGGTAGACCATGAAGACCAGACTCTGGCGCGAGCTCGGGCGCGCGCTCGTCATCGGCAACGCGGAGCAGCTCACCGAGGCGCTCGATGCCGTCATTGAACCGAAGGGGCTCATGTGGGAACGGGTCAGTGATGTCGTCATTGCTTGGACCGTCGAGCCCATCATCAAAGGCCGGGCTGATGTCGTCGCAGGCATCCGCGAAGCTCTCGACCAGGTAGACGGGTGATGTCCATGCTGCTCATGCTCGCCGTAGCATGGGCCCAGGAGCTGCCGCAGGCTGCCCCGGTGCAGACTGTCCACGACATGTGGGGAGTCGGTGGGGGCGGCCTTGCTGGACTTGTGAGCGCCGTGCTTGCCCTGACGGTGAAAGACAAGCTACTCTCTCAGCAGCGCGAGCCTGCTGCGGCGGCAGACTCGGGCCTCATCACCGACATGCAGACCCGAGTCACACGGCTCGAGCTGCAGCATGAGGCGCTACGTGACACTCAGCGAGACCTCAGACAGCTCACCGAGACGCTCGGGCAGCTCATCCGAGACCTTGCCAGCAAGACGTAGAAAGCAGGCAACGCAGCTGCTCGCACTGCACTGCCTGCTTCTGGTGTTGTCACTCAGGGCAAAGCTGCCCGGCCCTCAGAACGGGATGTCGGGCGACGGTGCGTCCTTGCTGTAGTCATTCCGCTTGTAGCCGCCGCCCTGAGTCTGCTGAGGCTTAGGGCCGCAGAAGCCCCAGTCATTGACCTCGACTTCGAGCGAGCTGCCCTCGCCCCCGTCACGCTTCTCATACTTGCGCAGGCTGGGCACACCGGTGACGGTCACCCAGTCGCCCTTCTTCAAGTACTTGGCAGCGGTCTCGCCTCGCTTGCCCCAAATGGTACAGCCCCACCAGGTGGTGAGCTTGTTCTCGCCCCAGCCTGAGTCATTGGGCAGGGAGAGCTTGCACAAGCTCTTGCCGTGCGGAGTCTCGCGCAGCTCAGGGTCTCGGGCCAGTCGGGCGGTGATGGTGATGTATGCAGGCATCGTGTGTCCTCACTTCAGTTGAGTGTAGTACGCAGGCACCTCAATGAGGCGCTCTGCAGGTTGACCGGGCCATCGGCCCAGCTCGGTACAGTTGCTGTACACCTGGGCAAGGTCGGCATAGAGCTCGCGGACTTGTGCCACGGTCTCAGGGCCGAGCTCGCAGGCAGTCGTATCGTAGGGTGCTGAGGTCTGCGCGTACAGGGCCATCAGCCGAGAGTCAAAGGTCACCTCGGAGGTCCGCCCGTAGTAGGCGCAGGCGGCTTCGAAGTAGTGCCATAGCTGCAGGTGGACGGCATACCGCCCCATGGTCTGTTGCAGGGTGTGCTCGTCGAGCTCGGTGCCGGTCGTCTTCAGGTCGCAGACAATGAGGCCGTGCTCTTCGGAGCAGTGCAACAGGTCAATCTTTGCCTTGCACAGCCCGAACAGGCCTTGCCACACAACAACCCGCTCGAGCTGGGTGCCAGGGTGCCCAAGCAGGTCGAGCATCAAGGGGTGACGGCTTGCGGCCTCGGCAACCCGTCGGGCCGTCTCGTGCTCGCTAACAGTGATGCAGGTGCGGCCTGCCATCTCCTGGCGCTCCTTCCACTCTCGGTAGGCCTTCGTGCGCCGGCTCTCGCCATCCCACACCGCATAGCGAGCATCGAAGTGCATGGGCTCGAAGGTCATGCAGTGGATTGCACTGCCGAGCACCATGTTGATGGTCTTCGGCTTGGGGTTGCGCAGGTGGTGCTGATACTGCCGCGGGCTCTTCAGAAGCTGCTTCAAGCTGGTGGCGTTCATCGCCTCGAAGGCGAAGTACTCCGCGTCCGACCAGGTGAGCGTATCCTCGGGGGTGGGCATGTTCATTGTGTTGTCCTCTCGTCGTGCAGTGTGATGACAGCCGCCAGGGCCTGCCATGCGTGTCCGGTGACGCCCTTGAGCGCCGTCTCTTTGGTGTAGTGGAAGGTGTCAGGGTCAAGGCCATGCTGCTCGATGAGGCTGCGCCGTATGTGGCTGTCTGCCTTGCCGAGGTAGGCCTTGACGTCCTTGCGGTGTACGGCGACCGTCTGCAGTCCCCGAAGCTCGGAGTACTCAAGCAGTCGGCCGACGACGACCGTTGTCCTGATGACCGACCAGGACGGCGGGCCGGGGTGAGTGTGCTCGATGGCAACCGTCGGGCCGTCTGCTGCAAGCTCGTCGATGACGGCGCGCACCTCCTGAACCGTCGCGTTGCTTCGGGCAGCAATCACGACACCCGAGCATTCTTCTTGAAGATAGTACACCACCAGGCCGCAGAACTCCGGGCCAGGGTCGATGCCGATGTACAGCATCAGACACGCTCGCTGATGGTGGCCTTGATGACAGCCAGGCCGTTGCCATGCGCGAGCCATGAATAGGCGTTCTTGAGGTTGGGGGGCGTCATGCCTCCCAGGGGCTGCCGGTTCGACTTCATGGCCCATACGTTGAACTGCTGCACTGTCAGGCCTGCGCCTTCGAGCTCGGCAGCGATGAGGGCAGCCCAGTCCCTTGGCCGGCTTGTGGTCGGCGTCACCTTGTCGCCCTGCCTGAAACCATGCGGATGGCTCTGGGTCGGGGCAGCAGTCTCGGGCACCTGCCGTCGTTGCGGCTGTCGCCGGCTCGCTGCGTTGCCGTCATCATCTTCGACAGGCAGGCCCATGATGGATTGCAGGGAGTAGCGGCGAAGGTAGGTGATGGCCGAGCCGACGGCCTGCGCATCCTGCTTCTTTCCCAGGGGGGCGCCGACAGTGGAGGACAGGCGCTGCCCGCTGGAGTGCATCAGGATGGTGGTGAGCCGAACCTCGCTGCCCTCGATGCTGGGCAGCTGCAGCACTCCCACACCGTTGGCGTTGAGCACGGGGATGATTGCGTCAATGACAGAAGACAGGCTCGCGTACCCATGCCTGAAATGGGGGTTCTTGGCGTCCTTGACGGCGCTGCCCATCTCGGATTGCGCCTTGATGAGGGCGGTGAACAGGTCGGTGCAGGTCTCGGTGACTCCGTACAGTTGCATGGGTGTCCTCTCATGTCTGTGGGGTTGTGGGTGTCGCGTGCGTCGTGAGTTGGTAGTCGCTTCGAGTGAGTGCCTTGATGGCGAGCAGGCCGGTATCCGCGGCCTGGCGGTCGGTGTCTTTGAAGTAGTAGGTGACGCCCCCCGAGCGGTGCCGCTTGAAGCCTGCCGAGTGCAGGGCGGAGCTGAGGGACAGGCCGAAGCGCTGGGTGCTGAGGTTGCTGTCGATGGCGTCAGCGAACTCGGCAGCGGTGAAGCGGTTGGCGCGGCCCCCGCCGTTATGTTCCCAGGCGCAGGCAGCGCACTGACTGAACCAGTCCAGATACTGAAAGATGCCGTTGGCTTTGCGGTTGAGTCGGCCTTCGCCCTTGTTCAGCCACCACTGCTCGCCCTGGGTGTATGCCTTGTACGCCTCGGCAAGCATCTGGTCTCGGTACTTGCGCAACCATTCCAGGTTGGCACCGTCGCCCATGCAGGCCACCACCCAGTAGCGTCGGCTTCCGGTGCGGTCTCTCAAGACATCCTGCTCGTTGCTCGTCATGGTGATGACGGTGTGCCGGCGGAAGGTCTTCAGCTTGCGCCCGAAGGGGGGGCGGAACCGGTCGATGGCTGAGGTGATGAAGGCCTTGCGGGTCTCCTGGTCGGCGTTGCTGCTGCCCGCCATTTCCTGGTCTTCGTAGATGAGAGCAGAATACAACTGTAGGTAGCTGTCCTTGTCCTTGATGTTGAAGCGGGTGTCACTGAAGAGGTGGGGCTGCCCAGGCCAGTTCGCCCACTCTCGCCACACCGACGACTTGCCCCAGCCTTGAGGGCCGCTGAGCAACATGCAGGTGTGGAGCTGACAGCCAGGGGAGAAGAGGCGAGCCATGAGGCCGACCGCCCACTTGCGCGCGTAGATGCGGTAGATGGGCAGGTCTTCGGTGTGGCAGACTTCCATCAGCCAGCGGTCAATCCTCGGGCATCCGTCCCACTCCAGCGCCTTGACGTAGTCCTGCACGGGGTTGCGAGTCGATGCCCGGCACACGCTCTCTACTGCCGAGAACATCAGCTCTTTGCCGATGCGCCAGTGCCACTCATAGGCAACCTCCATGTGCGCGATGACGTCAATCCAGATGCCATCGTCGAGCACCTGGTGCCCGTTCATCTCCTGCTCGCGGAAGGCGTCAAACCACAGGTCAAAGGCTGCGTCATGCCTCAACATCTCGCGCAGATTGGTGAGGGTGTTGTAGGGCGCGCCCTGGGTGCCGTCCTTCTTTGCCGGCTTGCGCATCAGCTCGACGAGGCCCGGGGAGCTCGCAGGCTTGTAGGTGTTCCAGTAGGTTGTTGCAGTCGGTGCGCTGTAGTAGCGCATGCGGCCGTCTGACTCTCGGTGAAAGAAGCCCGAGCCGACCGAGGTGCCGCCGTAGGGACAGATGACCTTGAGGCGCTCACCTGGGGCGAGGGCGTCAGCACACTGCTGCCACGTGCGACCGTCGCTTAGGCGCTGCGTTCTGAAGTCGCAGTCAACCGAGCGAATCTGCCGAGGGCGTCGACGCGTCGGGATGAGCTTCTGAGACGCTTGGGCCTTGGCGTTGTCCCCGAGCTGCCCTTGCTTGACGTGTGCCTTGCGCAGCACCTCGAGGGCGTCTGCAGTGATGACGGTGTCAGATGCAGACACAACCTCAACGGGCTGCACTCGGTGCTTGGCCTTTGTGTTGTTGCTGCCCGGTGCTCGGGCAAGCCTGGCGCCTACGTCATGCGTCCGGTCGAAAGCCTTGTGATAGGTCGTGAGGGGCGGGTGCATGCCCTGCGTCAGCTCGGAGGCCTGCGCGTTGCAGACGTCCACCACTGCCGCGTGAACCTGCTGCAGGGCTTCCTTGTTCTTCCTGATGCCTTCCTCGACTGCGTAGTGGAAGTGAAAGCCCCAGCCGCTGCAGATGGTCAGGGTGGGCGGTGCCCCCATGACGGTCTCAAGGATGTGCCCGATGTCCTGCAGCAGGACGTCAAGGCCGGCCTGCCGATGCTCCTCCGGCATGGTGTACATGTGCTTTTTTCGTTCGGCAGCACGCTCGGGCAGGATGTCACCCCGAGCGAGGCGGGCAGCATCCACCAGGCCGAGGAGGTCAAGGTCAAAGAACAGCGAGGTGACGCCCTGGCAGTTCTCGACACTGCGGCCGCGGCCTTGCTTGTCGACGCTGCCCCGATGGAAGTAGCCGGTGCTGATGTAGTCCCCACCCTTGAGGGACTGCTCGACGTAGCAGCAGCCCTCGGGCGGTGTCGGCCACACCGAGCGAACTCGGGCGTCAGGATGCTGCGCGTTCATTCTCGACCTCGCTCATGAGCTCGCTGATGCGGTAGATGCTGAACTGCCAAGGGTGCTCACCGTCGGCCTTGATGCTGTCGCGCACCTCGGCAGCAGTCAGCTCGGGGAACTCTCGCACATAGATAGCGACCTCCTTGCGCAGGGCGGCCCGTCGGCGCTGGACGCTCGAAGGGATGCCCAGCCTTTGGCGGGCGTTCGTGAATGAGCTGAAGTTCACGTTGAACTTCGCGGCCAGGCTTCGGTCAGCCTCGAAGGGATATCGGGCGACGGCCTTGCGCACTACGGGTTCCATCCATGCCCACCGCTTGCACATGCCGAGCCGATGCCAGCGGTGCCGCACGCTCTCAGGAGTGATGCCCAGCTCTTCGGCTGCCTCGACTACGATGGCATCTCGCTCGACCTTGTTGAGCCCGAGCTCGAAGCGCTTGCGGTAGTGTCTGGTGCGTTCCAGTTGATGAGGTGTCAGGCTCACATGTCCCCCAAGTCGTTGCTCACCTGCTCGGCCTTGACGCGGAGCAGGTGAGAGGTTGCGGCCGCCATTGCTTCAAGGCGGGTAGGGCGCACACCGATGACCTCGATGTGTCCGGTCATGGTGCGGACGTCGTATCGCCAGCAGTCGCCGACGGGCATCACCTCCGCGTCTCGGTAGGGCTTGCGGCAGGTGCGCTGCCAGCCCTTTGCGAAGGCACACCAGGGTGTCAGGGGCGGCCTCATGCTGCACCTGCTTTTCTCGCCAGCTCAATCCGGTCGTCTGCGACATGCATCATCTTCGCAACCAGCGCCTTGCCTGCGTAGCCAAGCTGGTCCCATGATGTCCCCACCAGCTTGAGCAGGAGGACAGACGGCCAAACACCATCCGGGAACGACTTGCTAGCGACGCGGGACTCCCATCTTTCAAACTCTTCGAGATTGCATTCTACGCAGGCCCTCAGCTCGGACTGAGCATCTGCGAGCGCTGCCCTTGGCCAGTTCAACAGGTTGAACCGGTCTTTCAAGTCGTGACAACTGACGCAAAGCGCTTGCACGTCATTGCCGCCCCTTCGCTTTGGTACTGGAAAATGGTCCCACTCCCCTCGGCTTCCGCAGCTTCTGCCACAAAAGGCGCAGGGGGTATCCATACTTGGCCTCATGCAACCTCCCCATGTTCGGCCATGCACTGCCACCACCCATCATCGGCGCCCTTGCGAAGGCCTGCCTCGTAGCTGCAGCGACCGAGGGCGAGGGTGAGGATGAGAAGGGCAACGTGTGAGCGGGTCATGAGGCACCTCGGGGCAGGAAGCGTGCCCACTTCCCGAGGCTTGCAGGCTCCCGTCCGGGTCGGTCTGGAGCTGCTCGGGTGTAGCTGTCCTGCTTCGCAAGGAGCTTGACACGGTCTTCCGTGTTGGACTCATAGAACTCGTTGATGAGCTCGAAGGGCAGGAAAGCGATGTGAAGGTCGGGCGGTGTTGGCCAGTCGGTGCAGCTGACGATGTACTCCAAGGCATCCGCTCCCAGCTTGGGGAAGACCGACGCGAAGGTTTCAACCCGACCACTGGACGCGCAGAACACAAAGAGCCGGAGGTCACTCATTCCACACCTGCCATGCGCTGCAGTGCCTGGCGCTCAATGCGGCGGTTCTTGTCGGTCATGACCATCGGGCCAATGACCTGCTCGAAGTACTGGGGCACCGAGAGCTTGGCGAGGGCGGCCGCGGCCTTGATGTTGTGCTCGAGCTCGGCGCTGAGGCGAGGGCGAAAAGATGTGGTGTTCACGCTTGCTCCTTGTGGAGGTCTTCGAGGGCGATGACTGCACCGGCGACCTCTCCGCAGGTGTAGTCAATCTGTCGGTTCAGCTTGTAGAGGGCCTGATAGAGGTCCGCAGGGCTGAGGTCTTTCATGCCGGTGATGAGCTTGGAGCTCGCCTCGGCAAGCTGGTCGAGCTGCGCAGCCATGCTGCGGGCAGGTGTGCGCTCGGGGTCGCAATACAGGCGGAGGGCTTCGGCTGTGCTCATGGGAACCTCAGAGGGAAAGGAGGAGGAAGAGAGCGGAGCAGATGAGCAAGGCGCTTGCTGCTGCTTCGAGGTGCTCGGTGCGGGTCATGTTGGCTCCTTTGGGACAGGTGTCCCACTTGTACCCTTGGGACACTTGGCCCACAAGTCCCAAACTTGTCAAGACCGTGTCAGCACCCTGTTCGGCCCCTTTTGACCCTGCACACCCCAAGACCCCCATGACCGGCCCCAAGTGCAGGGAGGGCGCCTTGCCCCCCCACTTCCCCGTACACATAGTAGTCTATATGTTCTATATTTTTTATTCTCTATATACCATACACACCCTGCACTATCCCCATGAACAGGGCGTTTACGGGTGTGCAGGGTCAGAGCCCCCGTCAACACTGCATTCAGGAGAAACCAGTGATTATCCCCATGACGACCGAGCAGATTCTCGAGGCAGTCGCGAAGCTTGCCCCCGAGGCCATCAGCTGCATCGAGGGCACGTTGCAGGGGCGGAGCAGCCCCAACAAGGCGCAGCTCGACAGCGCCTGGCGGGTGCTGGAGTGGAGCAAGGAAGCGGCAGCTGCGCGGGCGGAGAAGGCGACGGACGCACCGGACGTCGAGGAGCTGAAGAACGTGCTCAAGCTCGTGGAGCAGTGGTAGACTGTAGGTCTTGAGAGGACACACTCATGACCTATGTTTCGCCGACGATACCGTCCGAGCTGCACGACCAGGTGCGCGGACTGGTGAGCGACCCTGCACGGTTCTGCAGGCTGCACCGCGTTCAGGACAAGGACACCAAGCGCGAGGTGCCCTTCACCCCGTTGCCGATGCAGACGAAGATTTTCAACGCAGTCAAGCGGGGCCACAAGCGCGTCCTCGTCATCAAGGCGCGGCAGGTAGCAGCAACAACGGGCTGCAAGATGGTGCTGCATCAGCAGTGGACGGCGACGCCCACCGCTGCCCTCTTCGCCCTCGTGTCACTCCGGGCCGAGTCTGCCACGGCGCTGCTCGATGACAATCGCAGATGGATGCACCACCCCCCGAGCATCCTGCGCCGCGAGCTCGACACCCGAGCCAAGGGAGAGCTGCGCCTCGCGGACACCGGGGCAGTCATGAAGGCGTTCACCTCTCGGAGCTCGACGGGGCTGCGCTCGTTCAGTCCCATCGCTGCACTGCTGTCCGAGTTCGCCTTCGCACCCGACCAGGAAGAGCTGCTCGCTCAGGCGCTCAGCGCAGTCGGCGACGGGCTGCTCATGCTCGAGAGCACGGCCAACAACCCAGGCGACCGGTTCAGCCAGCTCATCGCAGGGGCGCCCGAGAACGGCTTTCACCTCATCACCCACTGGTGGTGGGAGGAGCCGAAATACTGCGACCCTGCCCCGGATGACTTCGAGCGCACCGAGGCCGAGGCCGAGCTTGCCGAAGCCTACAGCCTGACGGACGGGCAGCTTGCCTGGCGCCGTCGCTACCTCAAGCAGCTCGGACCGTACAAGTTCCGCCGCGAGTACCCTGCCTGCCTCGATGACTGCTTCCTCGGACGAGAGGGCGGGTACTACGGGGAAGAGGTGTTGCAAGACATCCACGTCATCGAGCACCAACTGCACGGCAAGGCGCACGGGCGGGAAGTCGAGGGGCCGCACCCCCATGACCGGTACGTCATGGGCGTCGACATCAGCGGCGGTGTAGGGAATGACTACTCGGCCTTGTGCGTCGTGTCGGTCTCGACCATGCAGCCGGTCTACACCGAGCGGAACAACCAGGTCACACCCGCGGCATGGGCGCACCGGTGCATTCAGGTCGCCAGCCGGTACAACAACGCGCTCATGCTCGCGGAGTCGAACAACCACGGACACGCGTTCCTTCTGGAGCTGACCCACTGCGGCTACCGCTACCAGTGGCGCAGCCCTCAGCAGAAGCCCTGGGTCACCACCCTGCAAAGCAAGCTCGAAGCCTTCGACTGCCTGCGCGAGTCGTTGCAGGTCGTCAAGGTCATGGACCGCGTCACCTGGATGGAGCTGCGCAGCCTGACCATCCCCGCGGGCAAGGTCGCACCCGAGGCGCCCAAGGGCGGGCATGATGACAGCGCCATGGCCATGGCGTTAGGATACCGCTGCCTGCGCGATATCCCGTCGAGCTGGCGCACCCATGCGCTACAATCGGGCCGCACCCGCATCGATGACCTTATCAGTCGTAGCAAAGCCCGCCGCATCCGTTCCCACTCTCTGCCATTCTGAGGCGCCATGCTGACCCCCGAGCAATGCTCAGCCATCTGCCAGCAACATGACCTCTACTGGGACGGGCGACGCGACGAGCTCCGCGAGCTGCGCAACCTCTACATGACGCGCTTCTTCGAGACGAACGCGCCGACCCTTGACGGCATCCTACGCACCGAGGTGCCCAAGGCCTACGCAGTCGTCGAGAGCTACCTCGGCAGCCTGTACGCGAAGAACCCGAGCGTTGAAGTTCTGCCCGACATCCGAGGGCGGGGCAACGCGGAGGTAGCCGAGGCGACGGCCAACCAGTACCTGCTGAACGTCAGAGAGCAGCTCGAAGACGCTACCCGCCTGGCGCTCATCTACCCGGCGGGCTTCATCAAGCTTGCGCCCGTCATGGGGGCAGACCCGCTCAAGCGCATCAGCTGCGCAGCCCTGTCGCCCTGGGAGGTCATCGTAGACGCGACGGCCACCAGCTGGGACCAGCAGCGGTACGTGGGTCACGTCTACCTGATGCCACTGCTCGAAGCGGCGGAGCGCTACAGCAAGGGCGCCGATGAGCTGCGCGCGAGGGCCTACAGCAAGTGGATTGAGTCAACCGGCATCGCAGGCAAGGACCAAATGCTCGGGCTGGGCGACCCGACGCAGACACCGCCCGAGGAGCAGTGGGTCAGGGTGGTCGAGCTGTATGACCTGCTCGATGACGCGCTGGTGGTGTGGTCGCCCGACTACGCAGACGGGCAGGAGCTGCTCTTCGAGGGTGTGCAGGTGCAAGTGGGTGCCCTCGACCCCGATGCCGGTGCAGACGAAGAGCGCCCCGATGCCGAGGTTGAGCACGAGACGACGGGCATCCCCTACAAGTCCGCCAACGGGCGACCGGTCGTCCCCATCATCCCCCTCTATTTCAGTCGCGACCCTGACACCCCCCTTCGCGGCTACTCGCTCATCCGTCGGAGCCTCGACCAGTTCCGAGAGCTGAACGTCATGCGCACGTACCAAGCGCAGGGCGTGCGACGCATGGCCCGGCAGTGGATGGTACGGGCCGGCTTTCTCAGCGAAGACGGTGCGGCGAAGATTGCGCAGGGCCTTGACGGCGAGTTCATTGAAGTCGACCTGCAACCAGGCGCCCCCCTCGAGGGGAACATGATGCCGGTGCCCCAGGCGCCCATCCCCGCAGATATCAGCCTCTACGCTCAGACCGTGCAGGCAGACATCAACGAGGCCGGCTTGCTTGCCCCGTTCACAAGGGGAGAGGTGACTAAGAGCACAGCCACCGAGCAGCAGCTTCTGGCGGCCTACACCAGCAGCGAAGTGGGGCGGATGGCACGGACCCGAGACGCGGTCATCACCTCCATCGCCAAGACCTACAACATCATGTTGTCCGTCGTGCTCGGGGATGAGGCCGAGCCCCTCAGCCTGCCCAACCCCGTAGGCCCGACCATCCTGTCAGCCGACGACTTGACCGGTGACTTCAGCTACTGGGCAGTCGACGCAGGCACCACCCCGATGAGCGACTTGACCAAGCAGCAGGCCCTTGAGCGCCTGGTGCCCATCCTGGTCCAGCTCGGGGCCGACCCTCGCCAAGTGCTTGCCGAGCTCGTCCGCACCTACCAGCTCCCCGAGAGCTTTGCCGAGGTGACCGAACCGGCACCCGTCGAGGCACCTGCCCCACCTGCTCCCCTGCCTTTCCCCGCTGCAGGGGGCATGCCCCCCGAAGGAACCTGACCCATGCCTCTCATGATTGCCAGCGCCCCCCAGGGCATGCCCGCCGACCTTGCCGCCATCGCCGAAGAGCAAGACAACCTCATCGGGCAGGAGATGGCAGGCCTCGTACCCATTCCAGACCGGCCCTACTCGGCGAAGGTCTACACCGCCCTGACCCAGGCCATCAGCAAGGCCGCGAAGGTCATGGGGCTCGACCTGACCCCCGAGCGCTACACCGACGACGTCGAAGAGATGGAGGCGGATGTTGCAAGATTTCTTGCGATGATGGCAACAGCAGCAAGCGACTACGGCAAGCCGTTCCCCGTGGAACTCGAAGACATCAAGGGTGACAGTGAGCTCACCGCCATCACCGCAGCCCTCACCCAGCTCGCAGCAGACAAGGCCTTCGCTGAGTTCCTCGATGCCCCGGTTGAGGAGGAGGTGGTCGAGGAAGAGACCGTCATGATGCCCGACGGCGAGGAAGAAGAGGAAGAGGAAGAGTTCGACTTCGCTAAGCGTATGCGGCGGTAGAGATGGCCTTTAAGTCGATAAGGCTACGCCTGGCGCAGATATTCGGCTTTGGCAAGCGTCCCGAGTCGGTCATACCTGCAACGCGCAAGCAGGCCTACTACCGGAGCTACGAGGGCGGCGTTCTCGGAAACCTGACCCAGGCCATCGAGCGCAAGCAGCCGGTGACCTTCTTCTACAAGGACAAGTGGCAGCCCGAGGGCACACCAGGCGCCCTGGGGCAGCGGGTCGGGAACCCTCATGCCATCTGGCGAGGCAAGAACGGCCGCACCTACCTGCACCTGTACGTCGACCCGCAGTCAGCGACAGCAACAGGCGGGCTGCCGGGCTGGCGCACCTTCCTCGTCAATCGAATCCAAGGGGTGAGTGTGCTTGAGCTTGGCACCACCTTCTTGGGCCGGCCGGTCGCCTTCATCAAGGCCCCGGGCTGGAACCCGTCTTGGTATCGCCAAGTCGGGCAACCCATCAAGCTCATCACGTGAGGACACATGCCCCATGAAAGCGTTGCCGAGCAAGTGCTTGCAGAAGTGCAGGCGCAAACCATCCAGCCGGAAGCAGCCGAGCCGACACCCGCAGCCCCTGACCCCGAGCTCGCAGCGATGCAAGCTGCCATGGAGAACGACGGGGCCGAAGTCGAGCTGGAAGAGCAGACGGGTGACGAGCCCCCGAAGAAGCGGGGACTGAGCTGGGAGCAGGCCGTAAAGAGTGTGCCCCCCGACATCGCCAAGCTCATGCGCAGCATGCAGGCCGACTACACTCGCAAGACGCAGGAGCTGAGCGAGCAGCGCAAGGACTTCAAGCGAGAGCGGGAAGCCTTGATGCGGGGCAAGCAATCGCTGACTGAGCCGGAAGAGCTGCCGGAATACGACCCGTTCAACGAGGCGAGCATCAACGCGCGCATCGAGCGAGAGGTCACCAGGCGCCTGCAGCAGGTGCTTGAGCCGATGCAAGCCGAGTACGAGCAGATGGCAGCGCAGGACAACTACAAGAGCTTCTTGCAGCAGCACCCTGACTTCGAGACGGACACCGGGCTTCGCTCGGAGGTGCAGCACCTGCTTGAGAACAACGACTCGCTCGACCTCGAAACCGCCTACTGGGCAGCCAAGGGCAAGGCAGCAAAGGCCGAAGCGGCCCAAGCCAGCGAGGCCCGGGCAGCAAAGCGACGGGCAGCCAAAGAGGCGGCGCTCAAGGGCACCGGTGCCAGCCGCAAGGGCGGACGCCAAGGCCGACCCAAGCGGGGAGACCTGCGCAACACCAGTGCGGCCGATATTCTCGCCATGGCCCAGGCTATGCACCGCCGCTGACGCCGTGCTACAATGCAGCCATGTAAGGCCACCCCGTAGCGGAGCCTTGCGCCTTCGGCACTGCGACGACCGCAGCACGCCCCGAATTCGCAAGCATCCAACCGCTATGGGAGGCCACCTTGGCCGCACCACAAAGCGTCATCAGCACTACGCTGCAGCTCCTGCGCGACAAGCTGATTGACAACTCTTTCCTCAGCCATCCCCTCTTCCGCGCGATTGAATCCGCGGGCAACCTGGTCAAGGTCTCGGGCGGTCTCCGCGTCGAGCAGCCTGTCATCTTCGGTGACCACTCCAGCATCACCGAGCTGACCAACGGCTTCGAGCCGGTGAACATGGCAGTGACTGACCCCTTCCAGACTGCCAAGTTCGAGTACTCGAACTTTACGCAGCCTATCATCCTGAACGCCGTAGAAAAGGCCGCGAACAAGGGTGACCTCGCAGTCGTCAACATCCTCGAATCGAAGATGAAGAACGTCATGCTGGGGCTGAAGAAGGAAGTCAGCAAGCAGGTCATCGTGGGCAACAGCTCCACCCTGACAACGCTGCAGACCCTCAACGGTCTCACCACTGCCGCTTCTACTGGTTGGCTCGAAGGCATCGCCACGAACACCCAGCAGAACACCGTTGGCGGTTTGTCCAAGACCACCTACCGGGCCAACAACTGGTTCAACAACTTCTTCGACAGTGGCGCCAACTTCGCGTTGTCCCACCTCGACCAGCTCATGATTGACTGTCAGATTCGGAACCCCTCCGGCGAGTTCCCTGACATCATCCTCATGTCGCCCAAGTGCTTCGCAGCCTTCCAGGCCAAGCAGCAGAGCTTCGTCAACTACGTCAGCGCCGACGGCCGCGACAGCCTTGACCGCGACATGGTTGCAATGTGGCGCGGTGCTCGCATCTATGTTGAGCCCAACCTCGGCTTCACCGCCCAGAACCCTGCGAAGCCTGTCAGCGCCTACGTGCTGAGCAGCTCGAACTTCCAGCTCTATGCGGACACCGACGGCTTCTTCGAAGTCGGCGATATGATGCCCGTTCCCGGCACTGCGACCGAAGCCGCTATGGTCTTCTGCCGCATGCAGCTTGTCACCGGTCACCTTGCTTCGCACGGTGTCCTTCTCGACGCGGAGGCCTGAGCCATGGCTACCTCAACTCTCATTCAGTTCCTCGGCGACGGCATCACCTCCCCTACCGGGGCCGGTGCCGACACCATGAACCGCCGCCAGGTCGAAACCTTCATCAGCTCCGGCGCCATTGCCAAGGGCGATTGGGTTGAGCTCGACGCATCCAAGACCGGCGCAGACCGTGCGCTCTACGTCAAGGAATGCGTTGGGGTCGGCACGAAGGGCAACGCTGCTGCGTTCGGTGTGGCCCTTGCTGCCGTCGCTGCAGCCGGTGAGCAGGTCCGCATCGTCGTGGCCGGCTACGTCGACGAGGCCCAGGTGGCAGGTGCAACCGTTGCGGGCAGTGCCCTCGTCGGTCCCATCGGCACCGCAGGCCGCGCCGAAATCGAGGTGCCTGGCACCACGACCGGTAGCGTGTGCGGTATCGCCCTCGCAGCCGATGCCACCAACATCGCACCGGTCTTCGTCATCAAGAAGTACTGAGCCCCCCCCCCAGGGCGGTGCCCTGCCACGTGTCCTCGGCAGGCGCTGCTCCGGCCCCTTCGCTCTGTTCCCACGGCGAAGGGGCCTTCTTTCCATGAGGTGACCCTTGAATCTCGGCGAGCTACTCGACTTCTGCGGCAACCTCCTGGACTACGACCCGGTCAACACCACCTACCGGGCGCAGCTCGTCGCGCTGCTCAACGACGCGCAGACGCGCACCCTGACAGACCGGCCCTGGGCCTTCGCGAGCAAAGAGCGACGCGTCAAGGTGTACACGGACACGACTCTCAGCCTGACCTTCACCAGCGGCAGCGCCACAGTGACAGGCACCGGGCTGCCTATCTCGGCAGACCCCATCACACCGGGCAGCAACCTCGCCCGGGCTGAGCTGACCTTCGAGGACTCCGCGGGCAACTCCCACCGGCACCGCGTTGCCTGGGTCGAGCTCGCCACCAGGCTGTACCTGCGCCGCCCCTTCATCGGTGCAAGCGGCACCTACACCGTCACCGTCAAGCGGCGAGAGGTGCGCCTACCGTCGGACTGCATGACCCTGCAGAACGTCAGTGACCCCAAGGTGGGCATACCCGCCAAAGCGATGTTCTTGAGCAAGTGGGAGCGCGAAGACGCCAACCTTGACCCTGACCTGCTCGGCACCATCGAGGCCTTCCTTCCCAGCGAGGGCGACCGCATCCCAGCGCCCCAGGTGCCCCGAGGGATTGCAACGGTAGCAGGTGCCTCCCAAGGCGCGCGCACCATTGACGTCTACATGTGCAACGTCGCCGGCCCCAACGCGCAGAACTACCCGACCTACCGACGGGATGTGTCGTCGGGCTTCGAGTCTGCCCTCAGCAAGGTCGCGAGCTTCACGCTCACCAACACGCAGACCCTGACCCTGACGCCCGAGACCCTGCCCAACCAGACGGGCTTGTATCGTCGGTACTACTTCACCTGCGCTGAGGCCAACATCCTGGCGCCGGTGCGCATCACCCATGCAGACGCGGTCGATGCCCTTGCAGTCGGAGTCGACACCGTAGCCCCGACGGGCGGTGTGACCCTCAAGCCGAACCTCAGCCTGACCCACCTGAGCGGGCAGGCCTTTCAGTCCGAGGCCATCCGCTACAGCTTCAACCAGGCCGGCCTGTATCGGTCGGTCGAGCTCTACCCCCACCCGAGCGGTGACCAGGACATCGATACCCGCATGGTAGTCGCGCCCCCTCGCATGCAGGAGGACCAGGACGTACCCCTCGTGCCTGCCGCCTATGCGCAGATTGTCGCCTATGCTGCCCTCGAAGCGCTCACCCTCAAGGTCGACAACCCTGCCCTCGCATCGGTCTACATGCGCAAGAAGGACGTGCTCTTCAAGGCCATGGAGCAGCGCTACTTGAAGGAGGTGCCCCGACGAATCATCAAGGGCACACCCACCGCGGGCACCCGCTTCGTCCGCAACCCCTACGGCCCCCTGACGTTCTCATGAACCAGTCGCAGTTCCAGACGCCCCTGGCAGGCGGCGTAGCCACCAGGCTGCCCCAGAACCCGCAGGACGCAGGCAAGCTGCAGAACTGGACCCTTGACCGGGTCTCGGGCGGCTGGTCGTCTCGGGTCGGCTACGAGCAATACAGAACAGGCCGCAACGACTTCGACCCCTTTGCCACCACTGGCCCGGTCTATGCGCTGCATGTTGCGCAGCAGCTCGCGGGCGGTGCCCGGCAGGCAGTACTCTTCGAGTCAGACGGCAAGCTGCAGCTCTACTACGACGCTGCTGGGGCTCCCACCCTGCGTACCTTGCAGGCCGACCGGCACATCCCAACGCCTACCGAGGCCGGCAGCTGGTTCACCGACACCCCGTACGGCACCATCATCACCAACGGGGTCGACCGCCCTGTCATCGTGAACCCGTGGCCTCTCGGCAACGCGTCCGAGTCGACGGCAGCCATTGCCAGGTGCTGCAGGGCTTTCGGCTTCTCGACGCTGCCGAGCTCGCCCGAGCCTCTCCGCGTCAACCCGATGCCTGCGCCGAGCCCCCCAACCTACAACCCGACCATCCTCGGCAGCGCTTTGACTTTGTGGTGCCCAAGCAATCCACTCGCAATCGCCGACGGCGGGCGCTGGGGGCTGGGCTTTGGCAGCAACAAGGCGGCAGGGGCGGCAGACGGTGACAACGAGGCGCTCTATCGCTACGTCGTCAGCTTCATCACCGACACCGGCAGCGAAGGGCCAAGCAGCGAGCCCGCATCGATCTCGTGGGGCTTGGCACAGAACGCGGACAGAATGCGTCACGCAGTCGGGCTGCGCCTGCCCATCGGCCCCGAGGGCACCGTTGCCCGCGTCATCTACCGCACGAAAAACTACAGCGAAGACAGCAACCAGCCCGGAGACACCACGCTCTACCGCGTCGACATCGTCCGCAACAACGCAGAAGACCTGTACTTTGACGCGGTGCGCGGTAGCAACCTCAACAGCCCCAAGCCCGACCTTGCCACCGGCCCCCTGCCTGCCCCCCGCGCGCGCTTCAGTGGGCTCTTCGGGGGCTGTCTGTGGCTCGACGGCGGCATCGATGACGGACTGAGCCTGTACTACAGCGCGCCGGGGCTGATTGAGCAGTTCGGGGCCGCGAACTTTGTGCAGCTGTCGAGCGAGGGCGGTGCCATCACCGGCCTGTTCGGCTCCTACACCAACCTGCTCGTCTTTCGTGAACGGGGCATCGACGTCGTCACCGGCAGCTTTGCGGAGGGCTTCCAGGTCTCCACAATCAGCAACTCGGTGACCTGCCTGAGCCCCCACACAATCGCAGCGGTGCCCGGCCTCGGGGTCGTCTTCCTGGGAACGGATGGTGTGTACGGGTTGACGGGCGGCCTCGAGGGCGGCGCCATTGCGGACCTGGTCAACCTGACCCTCGGCCAAGACGAGTTCATCCAGCGCATGACGCCCGACTGCCTGCCCCGGGCTGTTGCGGTGTTCAGTGCGTCCGAGCGACAGTACCAGCTCTTCTTCCCAGCTCAGGGCAACGACCGCCCGAACCGCGGCCTCGTTCTGCACCTCGACCGGCTTGCGCTCATCGACTCGCAGCGCCTCAGCCCGTGGAGCACCCGACGAGGCTTTCCAGTCGGAGCCCTGGCGACTCGGGCAGACGGCACCATCATCTTCGGACACCACACCGGGGCCGAGGCAGGGGGCACCGACTCGCAACGCGGTCTCTTCGTCATGAGCGGCAAGCGAGCACTCGGCAGCAGCATCGTAGCCGACCAGATGACCTTCAAGGGCGCACCGACGAGCGTGTACCGGTCTGCCTGGTGGTCTGCCGGTGACCCTCAGCTGCAGAAGCAGGTCACCTACGTCACCATCTGGGTCATGACGACCGGCGACAGCACCATCACAATGCGGCACTACAAAGACTTCGACTTGGTGCCCGTGCTTGAGCGCACCTACCTCGCCCAACCCCCCGACGCGGTTGTGCTGCCGACCCTCGACAAGACGGTGCTCGGTGCGCCCGAGACCTACCAGTCCGAGCGCCTGGTTCCCCTCCGCTACAGTGTCGCGCATATGTCCGCGGCGTGGTTCTGCTTCGAGCTCGAAACGACGGCAGACATCATCCTGGTCGGCCATGAGTATGAGTTCACCACGAAGGGCACAAAAGTCGTGATGGGAAGGCGCGCATGAAGCGGTGGACACAGCGAGACGCGACAACGGGCGGAACCCTCAGCCCGGACGCAGTCAACGACGAGCTGCGCGCGCAGCAGTCGAGCATCACGACGCTCGACCGAGACCAGCTGCCCGAGGCGTATGTCACCGAGTCAAGACTCAAAGACTACGGCATCCTGCGCGGCTACATCGACCCATCACACCCGACAGGCGGGCAGCAAAACTCGGTTGTCTATGTCGGCAGTGGCCCTTCCAACACCTGGGACGCGGCAGCCTTTCGGGTGTACCCTGGGGGCTGGCAGAACGCATCGAGCGGCACCGCGGTTGTTCTTGCCGGCTTCAAGGGTGGCCACCTCCACATCGAGTGGGCGGGCAACGGCTACATCTTCGGCAGCATGGCGGCGGGCAACAACATTCCCCACCCACTGTCGCCGCGATACCTCAACCTGCGCATCACTGCGAACGGTGTTGTCATTGCGGAAAAACGCGGCCCCGGATGCCATGAGGCCTTCCGCGTCATCGGGTCGAGCCTGGTGCCGCAGGGGGACATCACCCTCCGGTTTCAGTGGCGCATCACCGGGCCGTCGCAAGATGACGCAACGACCACAACTGCCGGCATGCCGGTCACCCAGGCGCACCTCTACAGCATGCGCTACCTGGCGATTGGGAGGTGGCGCTAATGTCTCGCATCACAGACGGCCCCATTGAGGGCGGTGACACGCTCGACGCGGCAAGCCTCAACGACCGCTTTGCCAGCTACACCCAGACGGACCTAAACCAGTTCAACCACCGCGACGCAGCTCATGACCTGCCGCAGTTCGCGTCAACCAACTGGCTGCTCAGCCATGCGCAAGAGCAAAGCATCGGGCTGAACGACTGGAAGCACGCGAGCTCAGTCACCGTCGCAGGGCAGACGGCAGCCGTACCGGTCGACCCTCACCCCATCGAGGACGGTGCGGGCAACGCAAGCATCATGAGCTTCGGCTCGGGGCTGACCATTGCCAACAGCGAGGTCTTGCGCGTCTACTGGAACCTGTCCGTCAACGCAACGCAGGGCAGCAACTGGAACGCGGCAGGGAGCCTCGGCTACTACCAGTTCACCAACGCCCCGAACCCAGACACAAAAGCAGACACCTGGGGCGGTTGCTGGGTCTTCTACCTGGAATGGGACATTACCAGCGCAGCTCGCGCCAACTTTGTGCCCGTCACCGGGCAGGGCGACTTCAAGACCACCATCGGCAGCTATCGGGGCGAGCCTCTCACAAACATGGAGTCGAGCAGTGTAGTTCCTGCCGGCCTGCGCTTTGCGAACGCTCCGAGCAACGGGTTCCTGCCAAACGCAAGCAATGAATCTTCGCAACGTTGGCGCGGCATCTCGGGTGCCTGGTACTACCCGCGCACCCAGCCTGCAGCCCTGGTCGTCTACGGGCTTCGTGTGGTCGTCAAGGGCGTCATGCACCCCTACAAGGCCAGCGGCACCAACTACATGGTCCACGACCCCATATATAGCAACGGGGCAAGCCTCGCGTACAATGGCGGGAACCTCGCAGTGCTCAAGCATCGGGTGAAGTGAATGTCATTCAGCCCACCCAACACGTTCAGCGACGGCACCGTCTGCACCTCGGCAGCGCTCGAAGGCAACAACCAGGCCCTCCGCGTCTACCTGCACGGGGGCATCGTCTCGGGCGATGTGCAGGCCGCGCAATGGATTGACACCCGCCACGTTCAGCCACCCAGGTTCGAGCCCTTCAGTGGTGTGCAGCACGGTGTCAGCGGTCACCAGGGCGGCAATGACTCGGGCCTTGTTCGCTTGACCTTCTGCACAAAGTACTTGAGCGGTCAAGGGCGGTCGAGCTCGCAGGCCTTTCACCTCATCCCGGGCACCGCCATCACCATCGACGCCCGACGGGCATGTACCGCAGTGTTCCACTACTGGTATGAGCTGGAAGCCGGGCCAGATGAGAGCACGGCAGGCGGGCAGGTCGTCACCGCAGAAGAGCGGCAGGCTTGGATAGCGCCTTACGTCAACGACCCAGCCACGGCCTACACCGCCTACCGGGGCCATGCGCAGGAAGTCGCCAACGTGCAAGACATCGGTCAGATGTGGCTTGGCAACCTCGGCGCAAAGTTCCCGTACACTGTCAACGGGGGCTACCAAAGCCGAGACGGTGTGCTTGTTCACAGCGCCATCAACGGCCGCACCACCTTCGGCCTTGCTTCCCATTCCCAGATTGACCGCGTTGCTGTGGTCAACTGGGGCGTCGCAATCGAAACCTTTTACCTCTGAGGCATCAATGTCGGTTCTTACTCTCGGCCTCATTGCGGCAGGCGCAGCGAAGGCAGGCGCAGGCATTGCCCAAGGCGTCGGCACTGCCCGAGCTGCCAAGGCGTTGCAGCTCACCCCCCAGCAGCAGCGAGAGCTTGACGAGCTCCGCAGACGGCAGCGCCGGGGCAACCTCGGGCTCACCCAGTCCGAAGAGGCGCGCTTGCGACGGCAAGCCGAAGGCGCTCAGATGGGTGTCACCCGAGACCTCGAAGCGATGACCCTGCAGCAAGCAGCAGCGCAGCAGGCAGGGGCCCGGGCGGTTTCAGGCCGTGACATCTTCCTGCAGGAGCAGGCCGAGCAGCAGACCTTGAGGGGCATGCAGCAGGCCGAAGAGGAAAGCATCAGACAGGCCAACCAGGTCGAGCGAGACGCGGAGCGCGCGCAGATTGCAGCGCTCGAAGGGCAGGCAGCCCAGGCCGAGGCGCAACGCCGTCAGGGCATCGCTCAGGCAGTCACCCTCGGCCTTGCAGGTGCGGCAGACGTAGGACTCACCGGGCTGCAGATGGCGAACCAGGTGAAGGTAGCCGAGGCAGCCACGCCCAAACTCAGCGAGAGGACCACTGTCTTTGGTTTCCAGCCCCAACCCCTGGGGCGAAGCTACGGCGGTCTGGTTCCTGACCCCCTTGGAGTGCAATAACCATGGCAACCACCAGCTTTAAGGGCAGGCGTCCGCAGTACCTGGAAAGCTACGCGCGCACCGTGTCAGCCTACCAGCGCTACCAGGACATCACCAAAGACATCCAGCTTGAGCAGGACCGAGTCAACTACCTCGACAGCCTCATGGCTTCCGAGCGTCAGAACCTCACGAACCTCAACGAGGTCTTTCGGGTACGCCCGCAGGACCTTGGGGCAGCTCAGGCGCTCCTGCAGCAGCAGTACGCAGGTGAGGACGCAGCACGGCGCAGGGTGGCTGCAGGGGCCGCAGGGCGCGCGGCAGGGCTACAGCTACCCAAGGCCGTCAGCGACCAGCTCAAACGCGAGCTCGCAAGCGGCAAGCCGGTCGACGCTCGCAACACTGCCCTCGGCGCCATCTCTGCCGACACAACACCCGAGCAAGGACGCGAGCTGCTCAGCCTGCTGCAACGCGGAGGTCTTGAGGCCGAGGGCATCGCTCAGGTCCGCAGCCAGCTGCAGCGGGTAGCCTCGGGCCGAGCCCCAAGCGGAGCAGCACGGGCAGCAAGCCCAGAAGAGAAGGCAGCCGAGCAGGCCATCCAGCAACAGCTTGAGGCGGCCTTCTTCGCCGGCCCGGCAGGCATCCGCGGAGGCTACGACGGGCAGGCCATCGTTGAGCGACGCGAACAGACTGCAGCCCCCGAGGGCTTGAGCTTCAGCACCGAGGCCGATGCCTATGCGGCAGCCCTCGGCGCGCTTCAAGACGGTGTGCTTGCTGTCGAAGACTTCGCGAGCGAAGAAGACTTCAAGTTCGCCAAAGCCCTATACGATGAGGCGAAGGCAAAGAAGGCGTATCGCAACGATGAGCGGGTAAACTTCGAGACCGAGGTCTTGACCTCTCGCGCGCGCATCGCCGAGCTGGAAGGCCTGCGGCAGTCTGCACCAGGCGCCCAGTACACTGACCCCACGAGGGAACGGTTCCGCCGCGAGCTTATCGCCCGAGGCTATGACCCCGAGAAGAATGGGGGCCGCTACTTGCAGTTTCAAAAGTCGCCCTACTACGGGGCGATGATTGCAGCTGACGACATCCTCGACAGCCTGCTTGCCGATGATGTGGAACTCGAAGCGGTCAACCGCGGGCAGCGCATGGCGGCAGACCTTGTGCGGCAGCTCGACGCAGCCGGCAAGCCCTACGACATCACCAAGGTGGAGAAGCAGCTTGGCAAGGTGCTCGAAGGCGAAGAGCTGCAGGGGGCGCTTGCCTTTGCGCTCGCCACCAAGGAGTACGACCAGCAGAACCTGAGCAGCCCCAACCAGCGGGAGCTGCAGCGGGCAGCCAAGGAGCGCGAAGCCCGGGCCGAAGAGCAGGCGCGCGAGCTCGACGCGGAAATCACCCGCGACATCGAAGCCGAGGCACAAGCCGAGTTTGACTTTGCTCGACGGCTTAAGCCGTCATCCTCGGCCGAGGCTGCTGCGGCCCAACGCTTTGCACTGGGAGCGCCGGCAGACTTTACGCCCGAGCCTGCTTCTGAAACACGCACCTCGGTAGACCTCGACGTTCAGGTAGACCCGAGCGACCCGCGCTTTGTCTACCGAGAAACGGCAGACGGGTACCAGGTCATCCAGGAAGGACGCGAGCCCTACAACGTGCCAAGGGGTTCTCGAGCCGCCCGAAGCATCGAGCAGGTACTCGCAGGCGGTGCCCCGTTGCCACGAGTGCAGGCCGCACCTGCCGCACCTGCCGCACCTGCCGCACCGGTTGCGCCCCCCGAAGCAGATACCACACCACTGCTACAAAGCACTGCCGCCGCTCAGGCGCGACTGTTCGGTGAGCCACCAGCAGGCGAGGCCGAAGCCCCTGTCCCGAGCGCCTTTGACTATCGCAGCATGAGCGACGAAGAACTTGAGCGCCTGGCGAACCAATGACCCCAGCCGACGAAGCACGAAGGGAGCTTGCACGCAGGGAGCTTGCACGCAGGGAGCTTGCCCGCCGGCGGCAGGCTCTACCTGCCGAGCCTATCCCCGAGCTGGAGCTTCCTGCCCCAGACATCCCCAGGCCTGCCGAGCTCGCTGCAGCCCGAGAGGAAGCGGCGCAGGCAGCGGTAGCCCCGGTGATGCAAGCCCGGCAAAGCCTCATCCGAGAGGGCCGAGTCTTTGAGGAAGAGCAGCAAGCCCTTGAGCGAGAGCGCCAGGCGCAGCAGAAGCGTAGTACAGCCGTCATACAGCCGGGCCGAGATGAGCCCAGGGAAGTCGACCCCGAGGGCTTTGCCCCCTTCCGCCCGTCTCGCATCATCGAGCGCGAAATACCCGCGGTACTCCCCTCGGGCGAGATTCTCACCGAGCGGGTCTTTGTCGAGCCCAGTGGTGAGGAGCGCCCTGCAACGGCAGCCGATGAGACGGCCGAGGCCTTTGCCCTGCAGACTCAGCTGGGTTCGCAGTCCGCCCGGCAGATGGGCGAGAACATCCGAGCGCAGCAGGCCGACATCGATAGGCGCATCGCAGCAGGCGAAGAAGTGGGCACCTTCGAGGTTGCCGGGCCGTTGTTGTCGGGCATCCTGACCGAAGCCAACGAGACCGCAGGAGTAGTAGAGACCGAGCTCGGGGCCGCCCTGCGCTCTACCTTGGGCTGGGTGTCTGCCCTTGCGGCTGAGGGCTACTTCCGCGGCCTCGGCTATGAGGTGGATGCGAACGGTGTGCCGGTAGACCCCGATGACCTTGGCTTTGCCATTGCGCAGGGCCGTCGCACCCTCGGTATCCCGGATGTTTTTTCGCTTGAGGCTCGACTCGACTCAGGGGGCATGAAAAACGTGCTGTCAGGGCTGGAAAGGCTTGACCCCGAGCTTGAGTCTTCATTGCGCAACATAGTGAAAGCGGTGCCACAGATAGCACTGCCGACCCCAGGGGTTGCCACCCAATCTCAGACGCGCAAGGTGACCACCTTCGACCCCGAGGGCAGGCGAGTCGTGTCTGTCGTCGAGGTTCCCAACCCGCTCGAAGACTTTGCGGGCTGGAAGGAAGCCGAGCAGTCCCGCATTGCTCAGAACGTCGCAGCCGGTCGCACGATGGGTGATGAGTTCCTCGACGCGCCTGCAGTGCGCGACTGGTATGCGTCTGTCTGGGGCGACCCTGACGCAGCCTATTGGGCGGGTAGCCTCGGTGAGCTTGCTCTTCCTGCGGGGCCGGGCACAGCAGCCAAGGGGGCAGCCAAGGGCGCGAAGCTCGTCGCCGGCAGCAAGCCGGCATCACAGGCCGCGCGACTTGCCATCAAGGCAGCCGAGACGCTCGAAGCCGGTCAACGCGCACCCAAAGCCCGCGGCGCCCAAGCGCTGAGCACACCGGTGACCGATGCCTTCTTTGCGCAGCAGCGCCGAGCAAGCAAGGCGGCCCAGGCCGCGGCCTTGTCCATCGCCAACCCCATCGCTGACCTTGCAGCCGCAGTCACACCGGGCAAGGCGTCAGATGGGCGCGTAGTCCGTCGGGTAGCTCAGAACGTACTGCAGTCAGGCGCGTTTGATAGGGCTACTTCGACAGCAGCCCGACAGGCCATCAAGGCGAGCAGCGACACCGTTGACGAGGTGCTCGCAGACGTCCGCCCGTTGCTCGGCGACAACGCTGACTACTTCGCGCGGCAGTTCCGGCTCAACGTCCCCGATGACGTTGTGATGGTCACAACCAACGTCGGTGTGCCCCGCGCGCATGAGGCCGCACTACGCCGCAGTCTCGGCGCCTTCCGTCGGCAGGTGTTCACCGGCAAGCCTTCAGACATAGCCGACAAGCTGCCCGATGCCGTCGGTGACCAGCTCCGCAAGTTCGAGCGCTGGCAGGACATGCCTGCAGACCTCCGACAGCAGGCCACCACCTTGCTTGAGGACGCGCATGCCATCAACCAGGCGCCCAAGGTCGCACGGTTAGCGCGAGACCTCACCGCGGCGCAGACATACGTGACCGGGCAGACACGAGGGCTTGACCTCCTGCTCAAGTCGCGCCGACTGCAGACACCTGCAGCGCGCCGCGCCAAGGCAGTGCTCGGGGGCAGCCGGTTCCTGGAGTCCGAGACCGCAGCCGTTGCACGAGCTCGGGCAGACATCCGAGCAGCAGCGCAGACCGAGTTTGCCCGCATCGGTCAGCGCATGGCCGACAAGGCACGAGAGCTGGGCAGCGCAGACGACGCAGTAGACGCGGTGTTCACCGAAGAGATTGCGCGCGCTCCAAGGCCCATCGGCGCTCAAGAGGCATGGAAAAAGGTGCTCGGGGCAATGTACGGTGTCGATGAAGGGGCGGCTGAACAATACTTCGACACGGCTACCCGCAAGGGTCTGGTCAACGCGATTGCGACCGATATGCCCACCGTTGCAACGGTTCGAGCTGTTGACCAGGCTTTCATGAAGGACCGAGTCACCGGCCTCTTCGGTGTGCGCGGTACGTCCAAGCTGACGAGCTGGATGGCACCCGACTATCAGAAGGCGTTGCTCAAGGTGGCGCTCGATGAGGGCACCAAGAAGGGGCTTGCAGCTCGAGGGCGGTACACCGAGCAGCTCGGCAGCGCCATCGAGGCAGTCACAGCCGAAGCCGGGCAGCTACCGACGGGCCTTGACCGCTTCGTGGCTGCGCTCACCGAGGCGAAGGGTGTAGCGGTGCCGAGGCTTGCCCGGGGCAGTGTGCAGCGCAAGCGGGTCTATGACGTGCTGCAGTCGCATGCTGAGCGCGTGCTTGCCGAGAACGGCGAAGAGTTCGCCGAGTTCATCGAGGGCATCAGCCCCCGAGCGAGGGCTTCACTGCAGTCAGTCATCCTTGAGATGATGGACTTTGCACTCGGCAGGGGGCGGCGCAACGTCGTGCAGAATGCCACCTATGGCTACCTGGTACCCAATGTGATTGGGTTCCCATACGCCATCTTCAAGCAGATGCTCACCCCGTTGCTCACTGCCGGACTCAAAGAGTCGGGTGACGTGCTCGACCGTCTCATCAAGCGGCGCACCTTTGGCGGAGGACTGACGACGCAGGACGGCGTCTACTACACCGGCAAGCAGCTGCAGGAGCTCGCGGAGCAGACCGGGCTTGGATATTCGACCGTCAGCAGTGAGCGGGTAGGCAGCCTTGCAGACGACCTGCTCAGGGATGCCAGGCGGGCAGCCGAGGGGCCGCTTGAAGGTGTCGTCAAGCAGCAGCTCAACCCGTTGGACAAGTCGTTCTACACCCGCACAGCTGAAGCGATTGAGATGAGCATGCGCCAGGCGGCCTTCGAGGCAGCGCTCATCAAGGGGCAGGCACCGCGGCAGGCAGCCGAGACCGCGCGGCGCACCTTCTTCGACTACAGCGAGGTTCCCGGCCCCATCCGCGAGAGCCTCGGGCAGTTTGTTGCGACGGCAGCCGGCAACACCAAGCTCTACACCGAGCTGGTTCAGGCCATCATGACGAACCCGAGCAAGGCGCGCGTCGTCCTCAAGGCAAAGCTGCAGCAGGCAAGGGCGCAAGACCCGTACAACATCCACGGAGACAAGGCGCTCAAGTCTCTCGGGCTGGTCAATGCCGGTGACGGTGTCTTCTTCGGCCCCGAGATTCCGCTCTTCGCTGCCCCCGAGGTTGCGCTTGCCATGGGTCGCCAGGGTGACCTGCTCTTCCGAGAGCTGCGAAGGGTGAGCCGAGGTGCCGAGACCGCGGGCGACCTGGTTGAGTCTGTAGCGGAGGGCACCGAGGTCATTACCCGACGGCTTGGCGATGAGGCGCTCGGAGCGGTGTACGACGCCTTTGACGACTTCGCAGGAGGGCAGACCTACCAGACGCAGGGCATCCAAGGGGCCGAGCCTGTCAGTGATGAGCAGATGTTCTGGTCTGCAGCCCTGTACGCTCACCACATCGACCAGGGCCGGCGCACCGGTGCATGGGACCAGTTCACCGATGTCTTCGAGCCTCAGACGGTTGCGCCCCCTCCCAACTTGGCTCACCCAACGATGCCCGAGTACTGGACGAAGGCGCCCAAGGGCATGCCTCACCTGCTTTGGGGCAGGGATGAGCGAGGGCTACCGCTCTACAAGGTCATCGAGCTGAGTGACACCGGTGAGCGCAACATGCGCATCATTCGAGAGCTGACACCCGACGCTATCGAGTCTGCCCTTGTCGGCTACACCTCGGCCTTCGAGCTCGACCCGCGCGAGGAAGCCACACCCATCGCCGTCTATCCTGGGGCCGCCCTGCCCTCTACAGCAGCCGAGGCCGCAGCTGGGGCGCTACTGCCCCGGGCACCGGTCGCAGACCCGCAGCAGGCCCGACGCGAGGACATGCAGCGGATTCAGCAGGTGATGACCGGGCAGTAAGTGATAGACTGCTCGAGAGTCGTCAGTCCACGAATGAGGAGAGACCGACATGCCAACACGCATCACGAACTTCCTGCACAGCTCGACGGTGACGGGCTCCCAAGCCCTGGGCACTGCCCTGAACACCTCGGACGTGCACGTGCATGACCTGCAGGCGCGCTTGCCCGAGTTCCAGAAGGGAGGCCGCAACTACCGGGGCATCGTCGAGGGCATCCACGTCAAGCTGACGAGCCCAGGCGCCCCGAGCGCTACCAAGGTCACAATCCGCATCTGCGCAGACGCCAACGGTGACGAGGTGCTTGTTCCTGACACCGAGGCCAGCCTTGTCGCCGGTGTCACCACAACAACGGTCCAAGCTGCAACATTCTCGGTCGGCCTGCCCTTGTTCCAGCTGTTGGCAGGGCCGGGTAACGGCAACCTCTACCTCTTCGCCAAGGTCGACAACGCGGGCACCGTCCCAGTGTTTACGCAGTCGGTCATCAGCTGGAGGGAGTAGCGCATGCCCATCACCCCAACCTTTGACCCGACGACAGGGGCAAGCGGGGGCTCGAGCTCGGGCGGCGGAGCTACCGCGCCAGGCTTGACCGTTGCCGGTCGCACCGACGGCGAGGGCTACACCGTCTCTGCCGGTGCGCGGTCGCTTTCCATCAGCAACCCTGACGGGGCAACCCTCAGCACCACTGTGGAGCAGGCGAGCACCGGCGGTGCAGTCACTGTCACTGGCGCGACCGGCACCACCCCGAGCTGGACCGCCCCGAGCGGCAGCACTACGGGCGAAGCGGTGCAAGTGCTTGTGAAGGCAACGAAGGGCGGCCTGTCAACGTCGGTCGCCTTCACTGAGCGCATTGCGGGCAGTGGTGGCGCCCAGTGGACTGACCTGGTTGACCTCG